CTCAAATGGCCGAAACAGAAACAAAGATTGAGGCGTTGGAAAAAGAAGTGACCGAGGCTAGTGCTAACCCACAAGCTGACGCTCCGAAAAAGAATGCTGTAGCGGCTGAACCTACTCACCTTAGCAATGAGGCGGAAGATTTAGGGTCAGCGGTAACAAAACCTACAGACTCTAATCCTGACGCAACAAAAAAAGTTAAGGAAGTTTCTGGTGACCCTCAACAAAAAAGTGCTGGTGCTGCTGACGCAATGCCAAAACTAAAAGAAGAGGATGAATCAGAGGCGGAAGGTTCTGAGGAAATCAAAGAAGCGTCTAAAGACGAAGACGAGAAGAAAGAAATGGCACATGACTCTGAAAAGAAAAAGGAAAAAGAGCCAATGAAAGCTTCTTATCATAAAGAAGAAACTGAAGATGAAACTATTGATGTTTCAGCTGATGTTGACGCTTTAGTCAAAGACGAAGATTTGTCCGAAGAATTTAAGTCGAAGGCTGCAACAATATTTGAAGCTGCTGTTAACTCAAAAGTTAAAGAAGCGAAAAAGAAAATGCACGCTGGATACGAAGAAAAATTAAAAGAAGAATCAGAAAAAGCTAAAGGCGAACTCGTAGAAAAAGTTGACTCTTACCTAGCATATGTTGTGGAAGAGTGGATGAAAGAAAACGAACTGGCTTTAGAAAGAGGAATCAAAGGCGAAATCGCTGAAGATTTTATTTCTGGTTTGAAAAAACTATTTGAAGAACATTACATTTCCGTTCCAGACGAAAAGTATGATGTTCTGGAAGACCAAGCTTCTAAGATTGAATCGTTAGAAAAAAAACTTAACGAACAAATCGAAAAGAATGTTGAACTAAACAAAGAAAATTCTGAAAAGACAAAAGTCCAAATCGTTGCAGAAATGGGCGAAGACTTAGCAGAAACTTCTAAGGAGAAATTCAACAAACTTGCTGAAGAGGTTGACTATACAAATGAAGAAGATTTTAAAGCAAAGGTTAAGACAATTAAAGAGTCTTATTTTGGCGCTAAGAAAGAAGCTTCATCTGACATTGATGATGTAGCGGTTGGTGAATCAACTGAAAATGTAGATTTATCAAAAAGCATGGCTGCTTATACCGCCGCTATTACAAAAACAAAAGACATTAAGTTGTCAAAATAAATCTAATAGAGGAGAGATAAAGATATGTACTTATCTGAAACCCACGAAAAAAAATGGCAGCCAGTCCTAGAACACGCAGATTTACCAAAAATCGGTGATTCTTACAGACGAGCTGTTACTGCTACAATCTTGGAAAACCAAGAGCGTGCAATGAAAGAGGACGCTGCTTTCTTATCAGAAGCTGCTCCAACTAACTCGACTGGCGCTTCTATTTCAAATTGGGATCCAATCCTAATTTCGTTAGTAAGAAGAGCTATGCCGAATTTGATTGCTTATGATATTGCTGGCGTTCAGCCAATGACTGGACCAACTGGCCTTATCTTCGCAATGAGAAGTAGATACACTTCACAAACTGGTGCTGAAGCATTATTTGATGAAGCAGATACTGAGTTTTCAAGCAGAAACGCTGCTGGTGATTCAACTGCGGGTCAAACTCCAGATGCTGCACAAGCTGGTTCAAACCCTGCAATCTTAAACGACTCACCTGCTGGTGCATACAACAAGTTCGAAGGTATGACAACTGGTACTGCTGAGGCTTTAGGAGATGCTTCTGGTAATCAGTTCGCTGAAATGGCTTTCTCAATTGAGAAATCTACAGTAACTGCTAGATCAAGAGCTCTAAAAGCAGAATACACTATGGAACTTGCTCAAGACTTAAAAGCAATCCACGGTTTAGATGCTGAGACAGAACTTGCAAACATTTTATCTGCTGAGATCCTTGCGGAAATCAACAGAGAAGTTGTAAGAACTATCTACATCAACGCTGAAAAAGGTGCATCTGCAAACACAGGTACAATCAACACAACTACTGAGGGTGTATTCGATTTAGATACAGACTCAAATGGTAGATGGTCTGTTGAGAGATTCAAAGGCTTAATGTTCCAAGTGGAAAGAGAAGCTAATGCAATCGCTCAAAGAACAAGAAGAGGAAAAGGAAATATCCTTATTACTTCTTCTGATGTTGCTTCAGCTCTACAAATGGCGGGTGTATTAGATTACGCTCCTGCACTTAACAATAATCTAAACGTTGACGATACTGGTAACACTTTTGCTGGTGTATTAAACGGTAGATTTAAAGTGTACATTGATCCATATAGTGCAAACCAAGCTGCAAGTCAATACTTTGTAGTAGGTTATAAAGGTACTTCACCTTATGACGCTGGTATGTTCTATTGTCCATATGTACC